TCACCAGTGCAGAGGTTAATCGAATTACAGACCACATTGACCAACGCTTTAACAGGCTTGAAGAAAAGATTGACCAACTTATTCGTCAAAAAGGTTGATAAAGATGCCAAGCAGTAGTAAAAAGCAACATGATTTCATGGAAGCGGTGGCCCACAATCCATCGTTCGCCAAGAAAGCCGGGGTCTCACAGTCCGTGGGACGAGATTTTAGTGAGGCCGATAAAGGCAAAAAATTTAAACAAGGTGGAATTATGAAACATGAAAAAGAACATGAGATGAAGCAAGCGAAAGAACTTCGTAAGATTGCAATGGAAGAAGAAAAAGAAGCCAAAGAAATGAAACATGGTGGTCATACTGGTCATCATGTTAAGAAAATGGCTATGGGTGGTCGTGGTATGAATCCTAAACTTGCGGCAATGATTGCGGCAGGTCGTCCTGCAATGCGTCCTCCAATGGGTCCTGTTGGAATGCCTCCCGGCGGTGGAATGCCTCCTCCTCCAATGGGTGCTCCCGGCATGAAGCATGGCGGATTAAGCAAGGCTCATCACAAGCATTTGGCAGAGCATCACCTGGCAATGGCAGAGCACCATCATTCAATGCATGAAGGCGGCAAAACCAAGAAGTACGCCAAGGGCGGAGCAATTGAGACTATGGGTCCTCGCTCCATGAAGGAAGATGTTGAAGCAGGTTCTAACAAGCACGGTAGGTTTGGCGAGTCTAAATTACAAAAGACGGGTCATACACGTGGTAAAAATACGGGCGATAGCGGAAAAGTTGAGCCTATCGAATCTGAAAAGAACATGAGAGCTTTTGAAAAAGAAGGCATGAAAAAAGGCGGTAAGGTCCATAAGTTTGCCGAAGGCGGACACATTGGTTCTAAAGTTCATTCACGTGCGGATGGTATAGCTAAAAAAGGCCATACCCGCACAAAAATTTGCTAAGGAAAAATCATGAAAAAAGAATTCGATATGATTGAACATGGCGGTGAGCCAGAAGTTCATGGCTCGTTTAAACATCAAGTGCACCACATGAAAGAGCATCATGAAGGTAGCCACATGCATCATTCGCATCACTATGGTAAACACAAAGAAGACCATAAGATGCATCATGAGCATGTAGAAAAAATGTGTCACGGCGGAAAAGCCTAGTCATGATGCCTTCCCGTGGAATGGGTGCGGTAGAACCATCCAAAATGCCTAAAGGTACTCGTAAAGCTCGTCGAGATGACACGGACTTTACTGAGTACAAGAAGGGCGGGAAGGTAAATGCCGCAGGCAATTACACCAAGCCAACTTTAAGGAAACGAATTGTTTCTCAAATAAAGTCAGAGGCGGTACAAGGAACTGGCGCAGGTCAGTGGTCTGCTAGAAAAAGTCAATTAGTAGCAAAGAAATACAAAGCCGCAGGTGGCGGATACAAATGACAGCGCTTGCTAAATCACAACTTTCTTTAAAGAATTGGGGCGACCAGAAATGGACGACTAAATCTGGTAAGAAATCTTCTGAGACTGGGGAAAGGTATTTACCTGAGAAAGCGATTAAGTCTTTAAGTTCAAAAGAGTATGCGGCAACCACCAAGGCTAAGAGAGAAGGCAAGAAGTCAGGCAAGCAATTTGTAGCACAACCCAAGGCAATAGCTAAAAAAACAGCGAAGTACAGATAAATGTCTACAAGTGGAACAACTCTATTTAATCTACCGTTCAATGAAATAGCGGAAGAATGCTATGAGCGTTGCGGCGTAGAGATGCGTACTGGTTATCAGTTACGCACTGCTCGCCGGAGTATGAATTTACTCACGATTGAATGGGCAAACCGAGGCATTAATCTTTGGACTATAGAGCAGGGAGAGATTCCTCTTGTTACAGGTCAGGTCTCTTACATCATCCCAGATGACACAATTGATTTGCTTGACCATGTGATTCGTCAAAACGAGGGTACAAACAATCAGCAGGACATCAACATTACTCGCATATCCGAGACAATGTATTCCACGATTCCCAATAAGTTAGCGCAGGGTCGCCCCATTCAGGTGTGGGTAAACAGACAGAACGCCCAGACCAACCCAACGACAGTACAGACCACAAGTGCAATAACTGCAACGGCAACATCTATCCCTGTTAATAATGCATCAACTTTGGCATCTGCCGGATATATCATTATCAATGGCGAACAGATTTACTATAATAATGTCGAAAACAATGTGCTTAATCTTTGTATAAGAGGTTTAAACGGCACAACAGCATCTACTCAAGCCTCGGGTTCTTTCCTCACGGTATACAACCCAAATAACATCAATGTGTGGCCTACCCCCAATGCGGGGGGAGGTGGATATACATTTGTGTACTGGAGACTTAGAAGGATTCAAGATTCAACAAGTGGTGCTCCTAATGAGGATATTCCTTTTAGAGCGTTACCGGCAATTATTGCAGGATTGACGTATTACTTATCGGTTAAAGTTCCAGAAGCAATGGCGAGAAGCCAAGACTTGAAGGCGCAATACGAAGAACAATTTAACATGATGGGAGGTGAGGATAGAGAGAAAGCCTCACTAAGGTTAGTACCTAGACAAATGTTCTACTGATGGCAACGCAATACGCATCAGGCAAATATTCAATTGCGGAGTGTGACCGTTGCGGACAGCGGTACATGCTCAAGGAGTTGAAGAAAGAGATTATCAAGACAAAACTTTTCCAAATAAAGGTTTGTCCTGAGTGTTGGGACCCTGACCAACCGCAGTTATCATTGGGTTTATATCCAGTGTATGACCCGCAAGCGGTTAGAGAACCAAGACCTGATGTGAGTTATTATGCGTCTGGACAGAGTGGATTGGTGACTTCAGCAACGCCTGGACCAGGTGTAACGCAAAACGGCTATCCAGAAGAGGGAAGTAGAGTGATTCAGTGGGGATGGAACCCCATTGGGGGTTCAAGCAGTAACGATGCAGGTTTAACGCCAAACTATTTGACGATAAACTTTCAGATTGGAACATGCACAATTTCATCAAATTAGGAGCAAACATGGAAAAGAAAACAGTTAAAAAAATTGCAGACCAAGAAATTCATAAACATGAAAGCCATATGCACAAGGGTCAAAAGATGACTAAGTTTGCAAAAGGCGGAGTTACAGGCCAAGCCGAAAAGGAAATGGGTCGTAATTTAGCTCGTGTTGCTAACCAAGGGAGCAAGAAATGAGTAAATTTTCAATGAAACAAGGCGGTAAAGAGGTTGGTTATGCCGATGTTTACGCCGCACCGCATAACATGAAAGGCCAAGAGATTGATGGCACTGAGGTTATGGAGCAAGGTGAATGGCAAAGACGTAAATCAGCCAGAGAAGCCAATATCAAAGACCCGCTAATCAGTGGCGTAAGCTATGGTATTGGATATGAAAAAACCGATGGCATAGAAATGCGTGGCGCAGGAGCGGCTACCAAGGGTAAAATGTCAAGAGGACCAATGGCATAATGTATTATGTAGACCTAGTTACATCGATTAACGATTACGCAGAGAATAACTTTCCTGTTGAAGTCGTTAATCGATTTATTGAGCAAGCCGAGCAGAGGATTTATAACTCTGTTCAGATTCCTTCGCTTCGTAAAAATGTAACAGGTGCGGTTAGTCCAACCAATCCATACCTTGCATGCCCAACGGATTGGTTATCTACATTTTCTTTAGCGGCTTATACATACGCCTCTGGCACTATTTCTACAACATCGGGTAGCAATACCATTACCTATACCGGTTTAAACGCCCAGGTAGGCCAATTGGTGACCGCCACAGGCATTCCTCCCAACACTTACGTACAGATTGTTGGAACCAATTCATGTTTGCTTACAAACAATGCAACCGCAACGGGTTCTGTGACTGCATCGTTTCAAGGACCTTATCAGTATTTGTTAAACAAAGATGTGAGCTTTATTAGAGAAGCCTTTGCAACGCCTCAGTATTCTGGGTTGCCTTTGTATTATTCTTTGTTTGGACCACAGACATCCAACATATACGACATGACATTCTTGTTAGGTCCAACGCCTGACCAGGTGTATAGCATGGAGTTGCATTACAACTCTTATGCGACCTCTATTATTCAATCGACCATTGCCACGCTTGGAACAATTACATCCACTGGGATATTTACTGCCGGTACGTATTACAACACTGCACTGACGGGCGGAACAGGCTCTAGTGCAACTGCTACTATTGTAGTAAATAGCAGTGGCGTGGTGACTTCTGTGTCTTTGGTGGATGTAGGAACTGGATATGTCGTGGGTGACAAGTTAAGCGCATCGTTACCGTTCCCGAGTGGAACTCCTGTTTTTACAGTTGCGGTTGCAAGCATCAATAATCCTACAGGTCAATCATGGCTTGGTGAAAACTTTGATACTGCCTTGTTGAATTATTCATTGATGGAAGCCATTACCTATACCAAGGGCGAACAAGACCTGGTTGCTTTGTATCAAAAACGTGCGGATGATGCTCTTGCAATTCTTAAACAACTTGGAGATGCCAAGGAGAAGGGCGATTCTTACCGTGATGGCGCACCTAAATATAAAGTTGTATGATAGTCCAGACCATCACCAATTCTTTCAAATCTGACATCCTACAGGGATATCAGAATTTGTTGACCGACAATCTTTATTTAGCGCTTTACAACGCCAATGCGTTGCTTAATGCCAATACTCCGGCTTATACAAGCGCTAACGAGGTATCCGGGGGAACTTACGCCGCAGGCGGACAGTTGGTCACTGGGGTAAGCATCAATATAGATTCAATCAGCAATGTGGTTTATGTCAGCTTTAACAATGTGACTTGGACCAATGTTTCATTTGTATGCCGAGGAGCATTGCTTTACAATGCGAGTAAAACCAACAATTCTATCTGCCTATTGAACTGGGGTTCAGATAAGAATGCAGGACCAAATTTCACGGTATCTTTACCGGCGAACACACCAACAAACGCTTTAATCAGACTGTAAGGAATAACAATGATTACAACTACTAAAGGCGACATGGATGAATCTCTTCTTGTTAAGAAAGAAGGTTCAATTGACAATGAAAATGAATACACGACTTGGGTCGAGTACTATTTAGAAGATGAATTGGTACATCGTTCTGCTCATGTCACTCTCAAGAAATCACCGTGGTTAGATTTAGTCGCCGCATCAATGGCATAAGGAGAATAAAATGGCAAACCAACAATCAATGTGCACCTCGTTTCTTGGTCAATTAATGACTGCAACCCATAACTTTGGTGTTGCGCCTACCCGTGGAACATCTGCGGCGGATACATTCAAGGCGGCTCTTTACACAGCAACGTCTGGTTCTACCACAACAACATGTGTATGTGCCAGTGCGACTGCGTATAACGCAACAATCAACGGAGTAGCAGAGGTATCCGGAACAGGATACTCAGCGGGAGGTATTGCTGTTACAAATGCAACAGCGCCTTCGTCAACCAATTCATCGGTAACTGCGGGAGTGGGATATTGGACTCCATCAGCAAGCTTGTCTTATTCAGGAGTTACTTTGACAACTGCATTTGACACGGTGTTAATTTATAACTCAAGTCAATCTAATGCGGCGGTGAGCGTTCACACATTTGGTTCACAGACCATTACCGCCGGAACATTTACATTGACAATGCCATCGAACACGACATCTTCTGCACTTTTGAGATTGTCGACAACCTAAAGGATATGTTATGTCCTTGGGT